CGATCTTAGAGCGATGATTAAGGGTGTAGCTCTCGGTGTCGCAGCGTCCTCCGTTGTCGCAGCTTCCATTTGGTATTTAAATAAAAACGATACGTAGTAGAATGGAATCCGCCAAGGATATGAAAGCCTCTAATATAAAAGAAGGGCTATTGATGCCTTCTGGCCCTACGCGAGAAGTTAAAAAAGATGTTAAGAAAATCGTCCTTGAGCCTGTTTTAACGGAGGAGCAAATGAAGTCCAGGGAAGGGACATATTTTGATGAAAAGGCAATTAAAACATTAATTGAAGACGATGCGGATGTCTATGGAAAGGATCCCGAGGCACCTGGCGGCGAGAGACTTCTCGCAAAATTCAGAAAAAACGTAATCCCTAAAGATCTTATTGAAAAGGGCTGGGAGGCGTTCTACAGCACTGCGGCTGCGAGTCGTAACAGAGGGGCAGCGGCTGGACCTATTAATCTGAAGAGTGCCTACTGGAAAAAGAGAAAGCCGACGGAGATTACCAAGTGGTCGGCAAGATATACACAAGATGGAAAGACAAGCAAAATGCGTGTAAATAACAATGTGTATAGCAGTGTCTTGGGATTTTTTGAGCAGACACCCTTCATGGGTCTTCCCTGTCGCTTAACATCCTATACGCAGAAATATTTCAAGCAATATAAGCACGGTATGCCGTTTATTCAGGCACTAGACCGTGTCTTTCACACACTTGTGCCCGAGCAGTATGCCAAGCAGAGAAAGGCCGCCGATGATAAACCTGCCTATCGCATTGATGACACGGCCTTCTCTTCTGTAACGATTAATCGCAATTTCAGAACTGCCTTACATATGGACGATGGAGATTTCCGCCAAGGCTATGGCAACTTATCAGTGATTGAGCGTGGAAAGTATCATGGAGGTATAACGATGTTTCCGAGGTATGGAGCTGGATTTAATCTGAGAACGGGCGACTTTATTGCGATGGATGTCCACGAGTGGCATTGTAATACCGAGCTCTATGAAACAAAGGAAGATAAGGAATTCAATAAGGATTTACCGAAGATTCATTTCGCAGATCCGTCTACCGGCACGATGGGAGGTGAGAAAGCGTTTACTCGTATCTCATTCGTGTGCTATTTGCGTGAGAAACTTCACAAATGTAAGGAATCGGAAACTCGGAAATATTATAATCGCATTCATTTCGATCTGAAGAGAGGCCCTAGACAACAAACAAGGAAAAAGAAGAATATAGGGAAGGAACAGGAACAAGAGAACGAATGACGGACCGTGCGAGAGAATTAGCAAAAATGCTTGGAGAACCAATGAAAATATTTAGTGGTTCTTCGACCTCTTCGAGCAGTTGGCCTAGTTGGTCCAGTTCATCGAATTCGTATAACACATCAAGTTCGTCGACCTCATCCTTTGCTGGCCCCGTTAATGTCATTTATTATATCGGCATGATTCTTATTGTATTGTTTGTTATTCTACTTGTTGTTCACTATACAGGAATCTATCCTGTTTTCTCTTTCATGGAAGGCGATGGTGGATATATACCGATTGTAAGAACAAACGACGCACAGATTGTATGGACAGATGGGCCCGCTCAAGCTGATCTTAGTGGCAATGTGACCAAAATTCTCCCGTGCTCGTTCACGGTCCAGCAGGATATCTATCTTGAGAATGAAACCATGATTGGCTCAAAACGTCGAGTCTTTTTTTACAGATCTAACACCTACATACCAAATGATGGCTCATCTTCCATTAATACAGAGGATTTGATAGCCTTGTATCCAAACTCGAATCTTCTTATGTATTTATTGCCGAATACAAATGATCTGGTTGTGTCTGCGGTTACAAAAGACAAGAATGATGTGAGACATCTTGAATCCGCACCTACAATTCTAAACGTCCCTATTCGAAAGCCTTTCCGGTTAACAGTCGTCTTCTTACCACAGGTGCTTGAAGTCTATATGAACGGGAAACTATTTGGAACAAAAACCTTGAACTATCCGCCCATACAGACAACTTCCAATTTCTGGGGCCCGCCCGAAACCTTTCGAGGCACAGTCAGAACAATGAACTTCGCATATTGGGATAGGCCTTTAATGGCAATGGAAGTATTAAAGACACCTCCTGCCCTCCCTGATGCCTCAAAATTCAATCCTTCAGGGATGCCTTCAGGCTCATGTCCCTCATAATAAATGAATCCTCACGGTAGAATGTGGGGCTATATTCTTATAGCAATACTTGTAGTTTTAATACTTGTATATTTTGTTCCAACATCGTTGTATCGCAAAATCTTTCCCAAATCGTGGTTTGGCACGAGCGTTCAGGAATCGTCTATTGTAGGTCCTCTCCCGTTGAGCACGTCGCCTACTGTGGGTAAGACAAACGATTCACAGGTTATTCTCTCGACGGGAAATACTGGATCGTTCCAGGCATTTGTCTACCCGATGCCGTTTCAGAGAACAGGCCAGACGACGGTGTGTGCGGATACAAATCCTGAACCCGGTCAAGCCGATTGCTCAACGGGTCGGTATGGACTCTGTGCGTGCGAAGGCAATGACTGCTCAAAATGTCATCACAGCGGATATGTGAATATTCTTAACATATCCAATATTATCCGCCTTGAACTTTTAGCGGCTCCGGATGCGAGTCGCCAGGGATCCGCCTCAGTTCAGCTTGTCGCACGGTGTCTCAGACGTAAAGATGTTGGTGGTAGCACAGAATCTGTAGAAGAAACCCTTGTTCTTCCGTCTCTGCCCTTCCAGAAATGGACAATGATAACGGTGGCGAGAGAAGGGCGGCGATTTGATATTTATTACAATGATAGACTTGTATTGTCAAAGCGTGTTCAGTATGTGATTGCCTCACAAAGTGCGACCTCCCCGATTATCGCAGGCGATCCTTTATTAAATGGTAATATAGCCCACGTCTTAATTAGCTCGGCTAAATTTACGGCAAATGACGTGGCAAATACGTATATAAATAAGGCGGATACAAATGGCGAACCATTTCTGTCTGAAGATTCAAACTTAATAAATACTATCACACATATGTCACCGTTTTGTAAAGATGGATCGTGTATTAATGGGCCTGTTATAAAGCCTGCCTCTCCTTTGATGGATTGGCAAACAAACTACGCCTAGTAATATTCTTGGTAGACTTCAGAAGTATATCAATGGAGTCCTTAGCTCAGGTGAGCCAGATGACAAGAAGTTTTGGAGGAGTTGTTGTTTTAATCTTAGGAGCTGTTGCTCTTTATTATCTCTATGAGTTTTTGTTCACATCGAACGGAATGGCCACAACGTCACTTATCACGACATCGATCGCAGGAAATACGGCGATGAAGGATTTATTGCCCATTTCACCGCCCTATGAAGGTGGCGAATATTCCGTTTCCTTCTGGATGTATGTTACGGCATTTAATAAGGATTTACTTGGCAAGCACAAGCATATCTTAGAAATCAAGGGCACCAATAAGTCTATGATGGTTGTTGGCTTAGGATCCATCACAAACACATTAATCGTTCGCGTAAATACTTACACGGGCAGCAGTCCCACGAGCGACCCGTTATCTAGTGCGAATATTCCAAAGTTGTTTGACACGAAAGTATATAATTCCGGTTTGACAGAAAATCTCGAACTCTGCGACCTCCCTGAGGTACAGCTCCAGAAGTGGGTCTCTGTTGCTGTTGTCTTGAGCGGAAAGACATGCGATGTGTATATGGACGGCAAGCTGACGCGTTCTTGTGTGCTACCCAACTTCTACCGTGTTGACTCAACGGGTGTCAAGATGAAGTTGCTGGATTACGGTGGATTTGAAGGATATCTCGGCGATGTGTCGACCTATAACTATGCCCTCAACCCCGACCAGATCTATAGAATGTATATGACGGGCCCGACGGACAATCAGTCAAGCTTCTTGAGCTGGATCCAGAACATCTTCGATGTCAAGGGACAGCTCAGCATAAGATACCCGACACCCGCTGTTCAGTATGCGACTACACAGGTTAACCTTCCTTAAAGAGTTTATATGAGTATACAAATCGCTAGTTGTTTGTTCCATAAAATTAACAACTAACGGTAGAGATGTCAGACACGCTGAATTCAGGTTCAGATTCAGGAATACTAGGATTTGTTACAGGAAAAGGATTCTTCCAACAGCTTCTGTTTGTCCTGGTGTTATTAACACTGCTTTTCTTTCTTTTTGTAACGGTTGAATATCTAACGGTTTCTTTTATGAGACTTGGAAGCAAAGCGGTCCAGCTCATGCCTTATACGGTTTCCGCGGAAGATAAGCAGTATGTATTAAGACAGGATCTTAATAAGTTTCCTGACGGAAAGCTAATCCCCTTATCGGACAATGAGAGAACAGGCGTGGAGTTTAGTTATAGTTTCTACTTATACGTGAACCCGTCGACGTTCACGGGCGACGACACGCTAAAACACGTATTTCACAAGGGATTTGTAACACCCTGGCCTCTAATGGGCCCCGGTGTCTTCGTGAAGGGAGACTCAAACACCCTTCGCATCGTGATGAATACCCACCAGAACCCGATGACATATGTTGATGTTGAGAACATCCCTGTGAGAAAGTGGTTCCACTGTGTTCTTGTCTGTAAAAAGAACAGCCTTGAAGTTTATATCAACGGAAATCTAATTAAGAAGTTGCCGTTTGAAGGAACACTTCCTTACCAGAATTTCCAGGATTTAATCATGTTTAGCCCTCTCAAGTATACATTGAGCAAAACACAGGTTGCCTCGCTAGCCAATGTAGGTCTACGAGGAGATACTCTCCGATTCGAGGGAGCCTTTAGTGGAAGTCTAAGCAATCTCACCTATTTCGCCTATGCGATCTCCTACACGGAGATCCAGGCCCTCACGACAGCGGGTGTCTCAACAAAGACACTCACGAAGTCACAGGACATGCCTCCCTACCTCACGGACACGTATTGGACGTCCACCTACCAGCAGCAAAACTAAAGTATATCTGTATCCTATCTAAATCCTTCTACCCTTTCTTTTAGTAGAGCAAGAGAAGAATGACAGGCGGCGGATTGTTAGCACTTGTGGCCTATGGATCTCAAAACGTTCTTTTGAGCGGAAATCCTGAAATGACATTTTGGTATAAGACCTATCGGCGGTATAGTCACTTCAGCCAGGAATCCGTCACAATGGCTTTAGAAGGCCCAAATGAACTTTTCTGGAATCAGCCGATAAAACTCCGACTAAAGCTCCAGCGTGTAGGAGATCTGGTCAGTGATCTTTATTTCACTTTTCGAATTCCGGATATTTATAGCAAATACCAAACGCCCCGCAACTTTCAACACGAATATCAATGGGTTCGGTATTTGGGAGCGGCCATCATACAGAACGCCGCCTTTTACGTGGGAGGCCAGAAGATCCAGGAGTTTGATGGGGCGTATCTTCTGGCGAAGGCCTTGGTCGACTATGATCCGAATTCATTCGAGAAATGGAGAGTTCTAGTGGGAGATGTTCCTGAACTCACAACTCCTGCGACTGGTGTCTGGGCAACACCGTCAGGTGGATATCCTACTGTTCGTGAGAATCCATCGGTCGCCCTGGGCTCACAGTCCAATCGCCCGTCCATCTTTGGTCAAGATATCCATGTGCCTTTATCATTCTGGTTTTCAGATTCGTCGTCGCAGGCTCTTCCTTTAGTGGCCCTCCAGTATCACGACTGCGAGGTTCAATTGACCTTGAATCCGATTCAAGATCTATACACAGTTCTCGATGTATCAGGAAATCGCGTAAATCCGAACTATCAATTACTTTCAAGCACGTTAAATATTCAGAAGAATATGCCAGACTATGTAACACATAGTGAGACGGATCTTGACTGGCGGAACTTCGCAGTCGACTGGGGCTCGAGCATGCCTCCTTTGAATGGATGGTTTCTAAATCCGAGACTCCAGTGCACCTATGTCTATTTGCCCGAAGAAGAACGAAAGACATTCGCAACACAACCCTTATCGTATCTAATTCCCCAAACAACAATCTATCAGTTTCCTGGTCTCTATACTCGTCAGACTCTCGATTTGTATACGCACAATCCAATTAGTCGTCTAGTCTTTGCCCAGAGACGAAGTGATACGTTGCCGAACAGAAACGATTTTGCTAATTTTACAAATTGGTTTAATTATCCGACGGCTCCTTTTGTCCCAACTCCTACCATAGCAAATTCAAGTGGTCTTTTGTTGCCCCAAGGCCAACAAGGAATTCTTAGAGCTTTACGTATTCTGTGTGATGGAAATGAAATCCAGGAAGAGAAACGGATTGAGTATTTTACAAAGATTGTGCCCTGGAAATCATTACAGGGCCAGCAACAGTCATATACATCGATTACAATGCCTGTTTACAACTTTGCCCTCCATTCACCGTCAACGCAGCCGTCTGGTTCTCTAAATGCGAGCCGCATTAAGAACTTTCAGGTTGAAGTCGATGTCTTTCCTCTGCCTTTAGATACAAATTACGTGTATAATCTGACAATCTATGTAGACAGTCTGAACTTCTTTATTGTAGAAGGTGGCATGGGTGGCGTCAAATATGCCTTGTAAAAATTGAAGCTTGTTTGCGTATATACAGCGTTAACTATACCATACACAATGATGACCTACGTTGGAATTGGAAGTTGTCCGCATGCGTCTACTCTTGAGGAGCTGACCGATGAGTGGGACCAGATTCTTCCTGTCTTCATTCGAGAGTCAAAAGCAACAATCTTTCATTATGATCCTGCTTTTGAGTATAAACAAGAGTTTATGAAGCAGTATTTTGAGGCCAAGGGGTTTACTAGCGTGGATCCGTTCCATTGGACCACTGATAAGCTCGATGTAACTCTGTATCCAAAGAGATTTGAACATCCAGATGATGACCATATTCTTGAAGAGTTTGCGGAGGAGGCTATTAGGACAAACACAAAACTGGTTGTCCAGGAGTTTACAGGTGGATCTCTAACAGAGTTACTCAAGGCCACCTACTCAAAGACATCCTCAAAGGCTAGTTTCAAACGTAATGTTCTCTTTGACATTTCGTATGGAACTAATTGTCATTGTATGACAAATATGGTGAAATATAAGCCACTCTATGATGAGAGGGGTGATTTCATTAACTTTCTTCTCTACAAAGAGACTGACATCAAAAATAGTATTGGTCTATCTCCTGAACTGAATGATCTAATCAAGAACTACTTTGTAAAACAGTATCTTAGTGTAGTGAATCAGCAGGTGGATTATAGGAGACGTATAAAGGGAGACACGGTGTTATTTGCCTGTGAAGGATATGGCGACACATCGACACCTGATGAAATCATGTCATATCTTAAGAGCAAAATGCTACCTCTTCTTGATATCTTTGATTCTCTTGGAATGATGACTTCCCAGAAATGGGGTCAAGTCTGGAATCTCTTTGAGATGTATAGGTCATATAATATGTATGATTGGAATACTACGATGGCCAAGATAGTTAATTAGAAATCTAAAGGTATAGATAGATAGAATGACGACGGACTATACAATTGTAATTCCTTCGTATAAAAGACAAAAGATTCTTCAAGAAAAGACATTAACAACTCTAAAGAAATATAAGATCCCGAAGGAGTCTATTTATGTTTTTGTTGCGAATCAGGAAGAATATGACATTTACAAGGAGTTCCTGGATCCCAGCACATACGGCCACCTCGTTGTAGGAGTTCCTGGCCTCGCACATGTCAGGAACTTTATTTCCAACTATTTCCCGAAAGGAAAGAAATTGGTGAGTTGCGATGACGATATTCGCGGCTTCATCGAGTTTGATGCCACGATGAAACGCAAGGAAAAGGAACTTGTAAGTCTGAAGAAACTCATTGAACGCGGCTTCAAGGAATGTAAGGAAAAGGGTGCAAATCTCTGGGGCTTATATCCCTCTGCGAATGGATTCTTTATGAAAGATACGGTTAGTTATGATTTGAAGTTCATTATTGGTAATTTCTTTGGATACACTAATTTTAAGAATGAACGTCAGCTCACGGTTACGAGTGGCCCCAAAGATGACTATGAGCGGAGTTTATTATTTTTTAAGGAGGATGGTGTCGTTGTCCGATTGAATTTCGCCGCCGCCAAAACATCCATCTATACAACACCTGGAGGACTTCAGGATGGAAAACGTCTCACCCGAGTTCGCAAGGATGTCCAAGGTCTCTTAAAGAAGTATCCTGAATATGTTGTTCCTAATCCTAGGCGAAAGGGGCCGTTTCCAGAAATTCTTCTCCGTAATAAAACACGTAAAAATGATAAAGAACCTAAGTAGAAATGAACGTGCTTGATTCCATATCAAGAGGTGTTGATTCGGCAACTTACAATCCTGAAGCAGAAAAGGCCGCTGCGACACGCGATGCCGCGGCCTCGACATCCAAAGCCGCCTTTAAGAAACTCCTTGATCAAGTGAAACAGGATATGGATACGCTTGTAACCAATAAACAAATGACAAGTATATCATTGGCCAAGTTTGATGAGCTTATTAAGACAAACACAGACCTTATTACAACGATCGCAACAGGGGCTGTTTGGGATCAACGAACGCAGTTACTCAAAGATACAGAGGCCGATCTAACCGCTTTTAATACTGCCTTATACAATCTTGAGTATATCGCAAGAACAGGCCCTATAGTCCTTGATGACATGGATAAAAAAGAAAAAGGGAAAGTGACGACGGATACCATGAAATTAATGAAAGCTTTTTTTATAGATCTTGATACATACAATAAGGCTTCTGTTACGCAGAAAACAATTGATTTACAGCAGAAACTTCTTAAAACAAAGGCAGGAATAACAAATAGTATCCCGCCGCCTTATTTAAATCTCATACTGGATCCAACAAATGAAAAGGCTGCGAATGAGGCAAAGGCACTGAATGATGCCGCACAAAAAGTAAAAGACCAAGAGTTTAATGTAACTCGTTTAGCAACAACAACATCAAATATTGCGATTCAGGTTATCTCCTCTCTTCTGTATGTCACGTTTTGCCTAGTCGCAGGAATGTTATGTGCGAATGACGCGATTGGTCGTGAAATCCCTTATCGTGTCTTATATTTCATCTATGGATTTATTTTTGCTCCTGTTGTTCTTATCTATTATTTGTATAAATGGTTCAATGATGATAGTCCTAAGATCTATCGTCTTCTTCCTATCTACACTACAGTATCCGATAGCACATTAGGACGATACTTCTTCTATCCGTTTACATATAAGGAAGATAAGATGGCAATGGATGCATATGCGGATTTTATGAAGGAATCTGCGAAACTCGTGGGTGGGTCGGCAGAGGCAAAGGCATCCGCAGAGGCGGCTGCGAATGTAAACGCGGGCAAATTAATGAATGGTGTGAAGAGTTTACATCTTGGTTCTGTTGCGACAGAAACAGCGGCGACAAATAAAATTATGAACGCGATGGAAGGCCTAAGAGTTAATAAGTAATATAATGTAGAAAGGCAAGGAATATGAGCACACAGAATGACTATCCCTTTGTTTCAGTGATCACACCCACGTATAATCGTCGTCGTTTTATTCCTTCCCTAATCAAATGTTATGAAAGCCAGGACTATCCAAAGGACAGAATGGAATGGATTATCTTAGATGATGGCCAGGAGAAGGCAGAGGATCTCTTTGAAGCCATCAAAGAGAGAATTCCTAATATTCGCTATATCTACATGGAGGATAAACTCCTGATTGGCGGAAAGAGAAATATTCTGAATAAGGAAGCGAAAGGGGAAATCATCGTGGCAATGGACGACGATGACTTTTATTTTCCATGCCGTGTATCTGCGGCAATAAAAGCATTTAAGCAGAAGCCCAACGTCGAGTTAGCGGGTGCCTCAGAGGTCTATATGTATTATTCGGACAATAAAGAGATCTGGAAGCTTGGCCCGTATTCGCCCACGCATGCGACGAATGGGACAATGGCATTCCGATCATCCTATGCGAAGACGCATACGTATGATGATATCGTGACGCATTCAGAGGAGCGTTCTTTTCTAGATGACTACAAGAACCCAATGATTCAGTTGGATCCGATGAAGGTCATGTTGGTCATGAGCCACAGTGAGAATACATTTGACAAGAAGAAAATGCGTGAACAAAAGCAACCGAATCCGTTTGTAAAAAAGACAACGTTGAAGTTGGGCGACTTCATCAAAGACAAGGAACTCTTTGATTTTTTCTCAAACGCGTAAACAAAGACAAAGACCTAGACCTAAACATTTGTCTTTTGTCTTGTTCAGAAGACAACCAATGGCCTACGATCCGATAGGAAAATTTGTGTCTGTTTTAAATGAGGCGTATAAGGGGTCATTGGCCTCTGATGCGACTCAGTGTGATCAACCTGCTGAAATCCGTATTCCTCTACGGTCGCACCAGAAGGCAATTTTATATTCGATGGCTCAGCGTGAAAGCAAAGTATCTGTCGGCATGGACTTATGTGGTGCCAAGTTGTTTAGTCGTTTTTCTTTTTTAGGCGATGGTGTAGGTGTGGGCAAGTCTCTTATGGTGCTGGGCCATATCGCACGGCTAAAAACTCTGCCTACATTACCGCCTATTCCCCATCTAGACCAGAATAGTTCATCACAATTGTATAGTCTTCGTGATAATCTATTTGCGCGTGATCTATCGGACTCTGCGTGTTTAATTGTTGTCCCGCATACATTGTATCGGCAGTGGCAGACATATATAAAAGAACAGACATCTCTGACGTTTCTAGGTGTTCAGACAAAGAGTGTTCTTCAATCAGATACTCTTATACGTAAATTAAAAGAGGTCGATGTGGTTCTTGTCTCAAATACGTTGTATGGCAATCTTCAAGATCTAGCCGATGCGAATCGGTTGATTTGGAAGCGTGTCTTCTTTGACGAGGCAGATACGATTCATATTCCGTCGACGAGGCCGAGGGCGACAACACGGTTTACGTGGTTAATTTCTGCCTCATGGGCAAATCTCTTATTTCCGAATGTCACGCAATATATTACAAATGTCTATTTAAATACGGTGCCTACGAACCCCCTATTAGATGACGCATTAAAGCACCAACTACATATATTAAAGACACAATCTCCTACACATGGGGCCTATGTCTATATGCGGTATCTTGTTGTGAGTTCCACCTTTTTCCGTGATTTTGTAGGAACAAATAATTCATTAAGAGGAAATCTAGTCATGCGGTGTCGTGACGAGTTTGTGCGGGAATCTATTACTCTACCGCCGATCAATATACGGAATATACTTTGTAGGCCGTCGATACTTCAACAGGTGGTTGCGAATGCGATCCCCGCAGACGTGAGAAATCTTCTTCACGCAGGTGATATTAAAGGGGCACTCGATTCGCTCGGCGTGAAGCCCGAAGAGCCAATGTCTTTGATTGCGGCAGTGACTGAAAATAGAATTAAGGAACTGACTCGTTTGCGTCTAACGTTTACGTTCAAGTCGGCCCTAGAGTATGCGACACCGCAGGCAAAGGAGGCTGCTCTTAAATCACTTAAGGAAAGAATAAGTAGTCTCGAGGAACAAATTAAGGGTCTGAAGGAGCGGATTGAGAATTACAAGACGGAGATCTGTCCCATCTGCTTTGACGAGCCGCAGACTGCGACACTGACACAGTGCTGTAATCGGATTTTCTGCGGATCATGTATCTTGACGAGTTTGACGAGGGCGACCACGTGCCCTCTCTGTAGAACACAGATTAGTGCCTCAGGTCTACGTGCGGTTGCGGCGGGGCCTGTTCCTTCCGTAACGGCAGATGTAAAGGCCGAAGAGCCGCAGCTCTTGAAGAAGACCGAGCAGCTCATCCAGTTACTCAAAACAAATCCTAAGGGAAAGTTTCTAATCTTTAGTCGGTTTGACAATCCGTTTATTCAATTAAGCCAGGAAATCGAGGCGATGAATCTGACGGTGAAGCTGGTGCGGGGAAATAAGGATGTTATCGCACAGACTCTTAAAACATTTCAGAAGGGTGATACAAATGTTCTACTCTTGAATTCTCTACAGGCGGGCGCGGGCCTGAACATCACGGCAGCGACCCATGTGGTTCTTCTTCACGCGATGACACACGAGGAGGAGAAGCAGATTTTGGGTCGTGCGTATCGTTTGGGTCGCACAGAGCCTCTGGACGTTATCCGTCTTCTACACCCAGACGAGATGGTCCACGCACAGCAATAAAATCTTGTTTATAAGTATAGAAACAAATGCCTACGTATGAAGTTAATGGAGTGAATAATAGTATGCGGCCAATGAGGTATAGAACATCTGATGGCAAATATTGGGATGTTAGGAATCCTAGCACTCTTATTAATTTAAACAATGGAAGAAAGGTGAAATATGAAAATTTTTATAGAATGTATAGTAAAAAGGGTAAAAACTCTAATATCTTAAAGATGCGTGCTTCCACACGTAATAATAACAAGATGAATGCTGCTCCTATGGCAAGTGTTGCCAATAATAACAATATGTCAAATCCGTTAAATAGAGTAAATTCAACATTATTTAAGAGAAGTAAATTTTCTAGAAAGAACCGTCGGTCAACGCGTAAGAACCGTCGCACAACAAGAAAATATAATGCCTAAATAGAATAAATGTCTACTAGACAAACTTTAAGGCGAGGAAAAAACCGTCGCAGCAGACGTAAGACTTTTCGTTCAATGCGAACCAAGAAAGGGGGAGCAGACTGTTTTACATATGATGATCAGCAGGAGCAGTTTGAATATAATAAGAAATATCTAGCTATACCCAAAGGGCCTGAAAATGGTATAACCAATCAAACTCAGTATGGAAAAAAATTGTCATTTAAAGGATTTGAAGGATGGTATGCTGGCTTCTATATAGGACGCGGGCCAACTAAATATTTAAGATTTAGAGTGGATAGCCCCGAAGATGAAGATGTTATAAGAAGACAAAAAAGTGGCGAACCGTTTGTAGCGTCTTCAAATCCTTCTAGTAAATATACAAATTTACAGGTATCTTCGATGACGAGTAGTGCTTTTTTTCAAATGAGTAAACAAGAGACTGCGGCTCAGTATAAATTCTGCCCTTTGGAATAAAAATTGAACAGCCGCGAGCTATCAAAGCAGGCAGACAAAATGACCGACACTACAACTCCAACACCTCTTTGGGATGTGCCTACGCCGTGGATTACGCCAACAACAAAC